GGAGCGCCTACGGGAGCGCCTACGGGAGCGCCTACGGGAGCGCCTACGGGAGCGCCTACGGGAGCGCCTACGGGAGCGCCTACGGGAGCGCCTACGGGAGCGCCTACGGGTATCCGCCTGGGACCATGCACTAGTGTTTGGTCCGGGTAGGGTGTTCGCCTGGGCGCAGGGTAAAACTGACCAAACACTAGTGTATGGTCCGGGTGGGATAAAAAGACCAAACACTAGTGCATGTTTGCTAGACAGGTTGCCTAGACAGGCTGCCTAGACAGACTGCCTAGACAGGTTGCCTAGACAGGCTGCCTAGACAGGCTGACTAGTTTGGCTGCCTAGACAGGCTGCCTAGACAGGCTGCCTAGGAAAAAACACTTTTTGGTCCCCAAGTTTGGGGAAAGCTCGCTGCGGCGAGAAAAGGGCGGTGCGGGAAAAACCCCCTCCGCACTATTTTAAAACCAAAATGAAATCCGGTTTTTTGCGCGAGCTGGCGTCAGCATTTTGGTTTTCCAGCCTCGAGGCTGGCAATCCGACACTTGATCGGTTCGGTGTCCAAAGCCGCATTGCACGACAAGACAACGACCGCGCAGACCGCAACCGCAGCGGCTGCACGCATCAGGCTCACGCCCGGTTCCAGTGGTGCCCTGCGTCGAGCGGGACGCCCTGGGCATCTGCACCGCGCATGACGCCGGTCACGTCCTGGGATTGCTTGGCGCCGTCATGGCAGGACTTGCACAACGCCTGCCAGTTCGTCGAGTCCCAGAAGAGCCGGCGCGCGGCGGCGATCGCACGCTCGTTGCCCGACTCGAGGGCCGCGCCCAGGCGGTGGGGCCGCCGATGGTCAACGACCGCGGCCAGGCTGAGACGCCCGACCTGCTCGCACATGGCGCAAGTGGGATGAGCCTGGAGATACCCCAGCCTGGCCTTGGCCCAAGTCCTCCCGTACCCACGGCGATGTGCAGACAGCAACTTCAACCCCGATCAGCAAGATGCGATGAGCGAACTGTACTCCGGCAACACGCGACATGCAACACCTCGACCCGCTCGCTGCAAGACGCCGACCGCTGCCGGAGCTGCAGCCTCCAACCTGTAAAAATTTGCAAAAAGTAACGCGGTTACACAGTAACACCAGGTTACTGGGAGTCTGGGAAGCCGCTGGCCGCCATAGAGGATAGGAATACCCCTATATATATGTGTAGTATTATGTTTGACTGCTCTCTCTCTATATCAGTGATACCTCTGTAACCTTGTTACCGGTTTTCGTTTCCAGAAACGAAAAACGCCCGGATTTCCGGGCGTCGTGGGCTAAAACGTTGTAAATTTTAGCAAATTGCAGATTTTAGCAGGTTGTAAATTTTAGCAACCTGTAATTTTTAGCAACTTGTAAATTTTAGCAAGTTGTAAATTTTAGCAGCTAAGCCAGATCTGTAAAATTTTCCACGCTGCTCTGCTGCTCCTGCCCCTTGAGAATTTCTGCAACGAACTCGGAGTGGGTCGCTGATGACCAGCGCGTCGGGTTGCGCAGGATCCACGCACGGTGCAATTCTCCTTTCACCTTGACCGTACTTGTCCTCGCTCGCACCCCAACTTGCTGCGCCGCGGTCGAGATCCGGGTGAGCCGGTCGACTGGGATCTTCGCCACCAGGCTGATCTCCCGCTTCAGATCCAACGCCGTGATGCAGTCGCTGGGCCACGACTCGGCGATGTCAGCCATCGTCTGCGCGATCTCGGAGCGCCCTGCGTCGATCACGGCACGCTTGGCTGCGTTCAACTCCGCTATGCCACCCGGGTCGAAGCCTGAGATGTCCCGAGTGCGCAGGTACTCGATCACCGACCCCACGAAGAGCGGGCAGTCCAGCAGCCTGTAGATGGCCTGGTAGTACTCAGGCGGTCGCCTCTCCTCCGGGTTGCTGATCACGAACACGCGCCGATCGTTCTCGGCCAGCGGCAGTGCCGCATCGTGGTTCGAAAAAATCAGGAAGCGACACGCATTGAACTCAACGTGTTGCCTCCCGTATTTCGGATTCACCAGCCGGGTGCGTTCGGTCAGCATGGACTTGAGCTTCTCCCCGGATTTCGAGGCGTCGTTGGCCTCATTGATCTCGTCCACCACGGCCAGCACCTTCCGAGACAGCGCCCCGTTGAAGCCGGAGCGCAAGGCGCCCTCCAGGTCGAACCCCAAGGCCACATAGCCTGCCCAGATGCGTCCGCATATATAGGACAGCCAGTTGCGCCCGATACCCGTCTGGCGAGCCACCATCAGGTAGTGCGCCTGGGGGAGTTCACCCGGCCGTTGCTCGATGTGCGCCATCCAATCAAGGAGGCGCTCGCGCTCATGTTTGACCGGCGCGAGGTACTCGATGTGGTCGAGAAAGGGCTGGACCCGGGTCTGCCAATCCAGAGGAGGTCGGGGGCTATAGGGTCGCTGCTCGCGCGGCTGCCACAGATTCATGGCCGACGACCCTTCAGGTGACAGGCAGAACTCCGGCTGGCCCGGGGCGAAGGTCAGGGTGTAGGCCGTCATGCGGTTGGTCGATTTCAGCCACCGGTCCAGCCTGGGCACCTCTTTGACCGACTTGCCGCTGGGCACCGAGTCGATGCTGGCTGCGAAGTGGTTTCGCGCATCGCTCAGGGCCATCGACTGCTGGGGCGATCCGCGTTTCGCGATTCGCGAACCGTCGGAGATGAACACCAGGTCGCCGATCATCTCCGGCGTGGTCATCACCTCCGGCATGGGCGAGATCGGGTCGAGGGTGCCATGCTCACCGATGATGGCCGCTTCGCGCTTGGCGCGCTCTTCCCGCGCTTCAGCATCAAGGTCGGGAAAGGCGTTGATGATCGCCGGATCGACCCAGCCGGCCGCCCGTGCCCTGGAGAAGACGAATTCGCCGGAGATGACCCGGCTCTTGCCGGCCGAGGCCGCGGAGGCCCAATTCCAGGCTTTGCGATCGAAGGTCTCGTCGTTGTGCTTTTCGCTCTTCGCAGACCACTCTCTGGCGATCTCGCGACCCTCTTCCGAGCCGCCGCAAGCCTCGTGAACCGCCAAGATCACGCGCAGCCACTGATCGTAGCCGAGGCCGTCGTCGTTGGGCAGCACCTCGAGCGCCTCGCGCAGCCGCCCGTGGATCGCCACCAGCTCCATGTCATCGAGCGCCGCTGCAGCGCGCCTCGCAACCCGCGCGCCATCATCGACTCCCCCGTCCGAATGGCCGACCGTGGGCACCGGCAGTGACATCTTGAAGACGACATGCGCAAGGTCATCCGCGGTGCCCGCCGCCAGACCGCCGAGCAGGTCGTCGATGATCAGCGGCACCGACTCGTGCGCGCCGGGCACGATGAACATGCTGCCATAGGCGCCATCGGCGATCCGGTTTTGCTTGGGGAAAATCTCGACCTCGCCGTTTCGCACACCGCCCGTTCCGTTGCGCAGCCCGCGCGCTGCCAGAACCGCGGTCAGCGCCTCGCGAACGGCGAATGCGCTCTGGTCCTGCTCCCACAGGAAAATCGCGTGAACACCGCTGCCGCCGCGCGATCGGAAAAGGGTCGCTTCAAGGCCGACCAGGCTCGCCGTGTCGATCACCTGCTCGACGACGTTCAGCATGTCCTGCCACGATGTCTCACCAGCGTGAGCGTCAAAATCCAGCAGCGCGCACCGGGTCGTTGCGCTGCCGGGCACCATAGGTGCGACACCGACGGCGGGGCCTCCGGTCAGATGGTCTTCAAGTTTGGCCTGCGTCAGGGGCTCATCGATTCGAAACGGGCCGCGCCCAGGGCGCTTGATCCAGACCGTGTCGGTGCGAACGCGGTCGAGCAAAGGTTGGAGAGCCGCGATCTTCGCGGCGACAAGGGGGTGTGAAGGCAAGGCAGTCTCCGGGGGTCGAGTGCCTGCGAATCACGCTGCGCGAAGCGCGGCGCGCTCTTGGCGAAGCGCGGCGCGCTCTTGGCGCGCGGCCATCAGCGCTTCGCGTTCGCGCGCACGCCGGGCCAGATCCGGTCGCAGAACTGCGATGGACACACCCGAGAGGCGCTCGATCTCTTCGACCCGGTCGGCCGGTGCGCGCCCCTTGGCGCGCCATTGCTGGGTCGCCTGGTACGCGATGCCCAGCAGTCGTGCCATCTCGGTGGCGCTGCCGACCTTCAGAAATGCGACTTCCAGGGCCGCGCGGGCGAGGCGCGCTTCTTCTTGGGTGAGCTTCATGTGAGGGCTCCTTGTATGTGGAAGGCGCACTCTAGGCTCTTGTGCGCGCTAAGTAAAGGGCGCGAAAATAAATTTCAAAAAATATGAAAAAAGCACTTGCACAGTCTGCGAGATGGTGTAGGATTCGTTCTCACCGCAGCACACCGCGGCACGAAACCGGACACTTCACCGCACAAGGAACCACTGCTCCATGATCGACATTCAGCCGACGCTGATAGCCACGCAAGGCCCTTGGGGGTTGACCCGGGCCGCGACGGGTCAGCTCTTCGTTTCCTGTCCGCAGACTGGCGTCGTGGCGCGCCTTGTTGAAGATGAACTGCTGTTCACCGGGTCGATGGTCGCCAACGGCGCGTTGATCTGTGCTGCACCGGCCATGCTGGTCGTGCTGCAGCGGCTGAGCCGGATCGACAGTCTGCCTCAAGCAGCGCGAGATGACATCGACAACGTGCTGATGCTCGCCCAGAACCCTCCGGGGGCCCGATGATGAGAATCAAACCCGCTTTCCCAATCGTTCTTGGCGGCGCGCTCGCCGCACCCGGCATCACCAGTCGCGAACTGTTCGCGGCGTTCGCGATGACCGCGCTGCTGCGCGAACCGGACTTGAGTTTCAAAGACATCGCGGTCGAGGCGTTCCTCATGGCCGACGCGATGGTCGAGCAGTCTGAGCGATCGACTGCTGAGTAGGACGGACATTGAAAGCATGGCAGGGCAGGGCATCGCATCGCATCGCATCGCATCGAAACGCGGTCAGGCTCTTGATTCGTCAGGGGTCTGATCGAGTTCTGATGGGACTCGAAAGCAAGGCACCGCATGGCAGCGCAGCGCAAGGCAACGCAGCGCAGCGCATCGAAACGCGGTCAGGCTCTTGATTCGTCAGGGGTCTGATCGAGTTCTGATGGGACTCGAAAGCAGGGCAAGGCGCGGCATCGCAAAGCAGCGCAAGGCAGTGCAAGGCATCGAAACGCGGTCAGCGGCTTGGAGATCCAGGCTGTTGATCGAGTTCTGATGGGACTCGAAAGCATGGCAACGCATCGCACCGCAGGGCAGTGCAACGCAGGGCATCGAAAAGCAACGCGGGCTGCACACTCTCAGAGCGGGCATCCCGAGTCGCTTTGACTCATAACCATATGGCAGGAAACCCTGCCGAAAGGAAATCAATCATGGCAATGCAGACCGCAACTCTCACCGCATCCGGCATCGGCGGACTTCTTTTGAACAATCCTCAATGCGTCGATCGCTTCAACAGCTTCGCTCGCCGCATGAAGGCGATCAACGACAAGAAGACCCGTCGCACCGACGACGATTACCTGGAACTGCGTGATCTGGAGGTCGCATCGAAGTTGTACTTTGACGATGCGACCGGAGGTGTGTACGTCCCTGGCACATGGGTGATCGAGTCGATTGCCGGCTCTGCGTTCGGGGTCGCCAAGCTGTCGCGGGACAAGACCCGTGGGTCGCTTTTCGTGCAGACGATGAAGATTCCGCTCAAGTATGCCGGCATGGAGCTTGTGAAGGCCCCGGCGGACATCATCAAGAACCCGAAGTTCGTCCACACGATGGCGCTGCCGCAGGGCCAGGTGCGCGTGGTCAAATGCTTCCCGATTTTCCACAACTGGTCGTTCGAAGTGAACGTCGAGTTCGACGACTCAATCATGGATCTCGGGATGCTGGTGCGCATCGGTGAGTACGCCGGCAAGTACGTCGGCTACGGCGACCTGCGCCCGACGTTCGGCCGCGCCAAGGTCGAGGTGAAGTGATGAGCGAGCGCAAAGAGCGGTTCAAGGATTTCTACGCCGAGCTTGATGCCCGTGGTCTGCTTGAGTACGGGTCGGTGATCGAGTCGAGTCTTGTGCAGGCGCTGCTGGACATCGTGGTGCCGAAGGTCGGCACCAAGGCCCAGTTCGACCGCGCATCACTGATGGAGTTGGGCGCCGTCGACTACGTTCGTGGGCTGCTGATCAAGCAGGGCCGATACCTGGCCGGTACGCCCGGCGGTTACCGCATCCTGCTGCCCAGCGAGAACGCCGACCAGGTGGCCGTCTACATCAACGCTGCGCAGCGTAAGCTGGCGAGGGCGTCGATGCTGAACCGCACCACGCCCGCCGAGCACCGCGAGCGTGATGATCAGGTCGAGGCGCGGATCGAGTTGGCGCGCAGCGGTGCCGAGTCGCGGTTCCAGCCTGGAGGTAACCGAAGGCAGTGAGCCGCATTGCTGGGCAATGCAAGGCATCGCATTGAAACGCGGTCAGGCTCTTGATTCGTCAGGGGTCTGATCGAGTTCTGATGGGACTCGAAAGCAGGGCATTGCAATGCATCGCAAGGCACCGCAACGCATCGCAGGGCAAGGCATCGAAACGCGGTCAGGCTCTTGATTCGTCAGGGGTCTGATCGAGTTCCGATACACCGACAACCGAGAACCAAAGGCACCAGGTGATTCACTATCACGGTCTACCAATCACCCCGAGTACCGCCGCCGTGGCGGCGATAAATACGGGGCATGCGTTCGTGTCGTTCAAGCACAGGGATCAGCTGACCACGGCCGCAGAATGCTGCCAGTCGTTCGCCATCGACAACGGTGCGTTCTCCGCGTGGCGCTCCGGCGACCCGATCACAGACTGGTCGGAATTTTACGAATGGGCCGAGAAGTGCCGGCGGATCCCGTCGTGCGACTTCGCCGTGATCCCGGACATCATCGACGGCAGTGAGCAGGACAACGACGCGCTGCTTCTGGACTGCCCATTGCCGCGCTGGTTCAGCGCGCCCGTGTGGCACATGCACGAGAGCCTGACGCGGCTGGAGTGGCTGATCGATGAGTACCCGAGGATCTGCCTGGGCAGTTCCGGGGAGTACGCCAAGGTCGGCGACGAGAAGTGGTGGGTGCGAATCGCCGAGGCGATGTCGGTCATCTGCGATGAACAAGGCGCGCCTAAGTGCAAGATCCACGGCCTGCGCATGCTCAACCCGAAGGTGTTCACGAAGATACCGTTCGCCAGTGCCGACAGCACGAACATCGGTCGCAACGTGGGCATCGACAAGAAGTGGGTGAACGGGAACTACCTGCCACCGACGAAAGAAGCCCGGGCGCAGGTGATGCGCAGCCGGATCGAAGCCTACAACGCACCTCTCACTTTCAAACTGGACAGACCATGAACCTTGGCATTGCAATCTGTGTGTACTCCGTCGCCATGACGCTCGCCAATCTGAGCGTGTCGATGTTCGGCCCCGCCGTGTCGCCGATCAACTCTTTCCTCTTCATCGGTCTGGATCTGGCGCTGCGTGACTGGCTGCATGTCAGACTCAAGGCATGGCAGATGGGACTGCTGATCGCGTCCTCCGGGGTGCTGACCTACGTCTTGAACCCAGCGGCAGGCAAGATCGCTGTGGCTTCCGCCTGCGCCTTCACGGCTGCAGCCGTCGTCGATTGGTCGGTGTTTTCCAGACTGACTGGAACCTGGAAATTCCGCGCCAACGGATCGAACGTGGCCGGTGCGGCTGTCGACTCCTTCGTCTTCCCCTACATCGCGTTCGGCGCGCTCATGCCGCACATCGTTGCCATGCAGTTCGCAGCCAAGGTCGCAGGCGGCCTGGTGTGGACTTCGATCCTGTCCAGATACGCTGGAGAGAAGTGATGACCGCGAGCAAAAGAGTGGTGTCCTGGTTCTCGTGCGGGGCCGCCAGTGCGGTGGCAACGCTGCTGGCAGCCGAAAAGTACGGCCAGATTGAAGCGGTCTACTGCCGCGTCGTTGAAGAGCACGAAGACAATCTGCGCTTCCTTGATGACTTCGTGCGAGTCACGGGAATCCCGGTTAAGACCATCGTCGATGAACCGCACCAAGGTTCGATCTTCAGGGTCTTTCTCAGGAGAGGTTTCATCAAGAATCAGTACGGCGCGCCTTGCACGATGATTCTGAAAAAGGACATGCGCAAGTCGTATCAACGCCCCGGAGACATCCAGGTGTTCGGCTACACCGCGGAAGAGCAAGACCGCGCGGATCGATTCATGGATGGCAACAACGATGTGCGGGAAGACTTCATCCTGCTCGACAAAGGCATCACCAAGAAGGAGTGCTACGCGCACCTGACCCGCCTCGGAATTGAACTGCCCGCCATGTACAGACTCGGCTACAGCAACAACAACTGCGTCGGGTGCGTGAAGGGTGGGATGGGGTACTGGAACAAGATCCGCCGGGATTTTCCAGACCGTTTCAACAAGATGGCGGAGCTTGAGCGCACCATCGGACACGCCGTGAACAAAGACAAGAACGGTCCCGTGTATCTTGATCAACTCTCCCCGAAGCGTGGGTACAAAAACAAAGACATGCCCGCCGACTGCGGGTTCACCTGCGAAGTGAAAGAGACACCATGAGCCACAAGCAATGACCGATGACGACATTGACGAGATGATGCGTGAGCGGGTCGAGGAGCGGTACCGCTACGCGCTGATGGAGCACCCTGACTGCGCCGACCCGGGCCATCCAGGGTGTGAGGTGTGTGATGACTGATGACAAGGATCTGTGATGACCAAACCAAAATTGAACGTTAGTTTTTCTGGCGGCAGAACTAGCGCATACATGACCAAGCTCATCTTGGACAACTGGTCAGACAGGTACGAAATGCTCGTTGTGTTTGCCAATACGGGTCTTGAGCACCCGAAGACACTTGAATTTGTCCACAACTGCGACCAGCAGTTTGGGTTCAACACCGTGTGGGTGGAAGGCGTTGTTCACCGTGGTGAACGCAAAGCGAGCACACACAAGGTAGTCACCTTCGAAACAGCGTCTCGCAAAGGTGAGCCGTTTGAGGCGTGCATAGAGAAGTACGGCATCCCCAACTCGGCGTTTCCGCAATGCACAAGGGAGCTGAAGTTGTACCCAATCCGGTCGTACCTGCGGTCGTTGGGGATCAACTACAGACACATACCTACCGCGATCGGCATACGCAATGACGAGAAACGCAGGGTGTCCAAATCCGCGGATGTCGACAGCATCATCTACCCTTTGGTAACCGATTGGCCTACCGACAAGCAGGACGTTCTGGATTGGTGGGAAGATCAGCCGTTCAACCTAGAGATTGATGAATTCGAAGGCAACTGCCTAGGGTGTTACAAAAAGTCGCTCAAGAAGCATTTCATGCAGATTGAAAGGGACCCGTCCGTGTACGATTTTCACCGACGCATGGAAGACCAGTGGAGATCTTTCGGCCCGCAAAAAGGGGACAGGGTTTTCTTCAGAGGAAACACCGACACCCGCAAGCTCTTCAAGCTGTACGAAGAGTACGGACACGATCCTCGCAGGGCAAACGAAATGGCCTACGAGAACGGCGGATGCTCTGAATCATGCGAGATCTATGAAACCGAGGAAGCATCCGGGGTGCGGCGGGCAGCGGTCCAGAAGTACCGCGCCCGCGAGGTGTGAGGCGGTCAGGCCTTGGTCGCCTTGCGCGACAGGGTGCGGTTGAACGCCTCAGATCCGACCTCCTCGATCAGGTCGTCGATCCGGGCCATCGCCAGGCGGCGGGCCCGCGTCAGGCCCAACCCGCGAGACGAAGCGTAGGTGCTATCGACCCGCGTGACCTTCCCGCCTGAAGGCGGGTGGCCGACGATCCACTGCCCGGAGTCGTCCTTGTGCAGGGCGAGCTTGTGGATGTACGTCCCGCACAGGACAAGCAGCGGTTCGTAGGGCACAGGCTCGCCAATCGGGTTGCCGTCGCGGTCGCGTCGAATGTAGATCGGTTTCATTTCGGGTTCTCCTTGCGCGCCCGGCTTGCGCCGGGCGGGTTGTTCAGCAGTATTGGTTACGGATCAGGAAGGCGATCAACTCTGCCCGGTCACCTTCACGGTACTTGCCGCCGACCGGCCAGACATAGCACCGACCTGATGCCAGTTCACCGATCATCCGGTCGGCTGCGATTTCGCGGCGCTCGATGCGGGCCAGAAACCGATCTTCAGCGGCCATGCGGCGGGCCTGTCTTGCGTCGAGGTGCTGAGTGGTGTTCATGGTCTTGCTCCTGGTTGGCGCGCCGCGTCGTGCAGCGCATGGACAGATACTCTCACATCTCTTGCATATGCGCAAGCACTTTCGTTCCATAAATCGTGAAAATTTTCACAGGGGTTGCACGGCCTCAAATTTTCATGCAATATCCACCACTCCAACGCAACCCGAACCCAAACCATGACACCGACCTCGATCATCCGCGCACCGCAGCCCCTGCCGCGCCCCTACAAGAAGTCCACACCGATCCGCGACATGCTGATCGCAGCCCTGATCGGCGCCGCCATCGGCGCGCTCTATGCGTCTGTGGCGATGTCCACAGGCGCACTCTGACCAACCCCCAGGAGAAACCATGCTTGAACAGAAGCTCGAAGAGTTGACCTGCGCCATCAACGCGCTGACCGGAATGCTTGCGACCATCGGCCTGTCCGCCAAAGAGGCGCCCGCCCCGCGCGCCAAGCGCACCAAGCAGGCCGAAGAGCACACCGCCCAGGCTGCGCCCCCGGTCGTTGAAGAGCCCGTCGCCGCGCCGCAGCCCGAACCGCGGCCCGAACCGCAGCCCGAGCCGGCGGTCGAGCCGACGGTGGAGGCGTTCGCAGATGTCGAGGACCCCGAACCGACGCAGGCCGACATCTCCGCACTGGTGATGGCGATCGTGCGGGACAAGGGTCGCGACGTCGCGCTGGGCGCGCTGGCCGGTCTGGGTGTCAAGAACGCCCGCGAGATCGATCCCGCCAACTACCGCGAGGCCGTTCACGCCCTGCGCGCCGCCGCCGAGTCCTGAGATGGAGCAGCATTCCAAACTCAGCCCGTCGATGCTCTACCGGGCCTTCGCATGTCCGGGCAGCGTTCAGGAAACGGAAGGCTGCCCCGACACGTCATCTGCGGCTGCCGAGGAGGGCACCGCGATGCACGAGGTAGCCAAGCACATCCTGACCGGGCGCCCCGTCACCGAGTTCCGCAACCAGGAGACGCTCGGGTTCGTGATGAACGATGAGCGCATTTCTGTCGTCGAGAAGTACGTCGGCTACATCCGCGAACTGCAGTTGAAGTTCGGCGGTCAGTTGCTGGTCGAGCAGACCTTGCCGATTCCGGAGATCAACGGCTGGGGCACGACCGACGCGGCGCTGGTCGGCTGCGACGACGGCACCCTGCGTGTGTTCGATCTGAAGTGCGGTCGCGGCGTTCGCGTCTACGCCGACGGGGAGCAGTTGCGGGCCTATGCGCTGCCGCTGATGCGCGAGTGGGATCTGATCCATGACATCTCCAGGATCGAACTGCACATCGTTCAGCCGCGTCTGGGCAACTACGACGTGCATGTCGTCACACCGGAGGAGTTGGACGCCTTTGCGGGCTCGCTGGTCGATCTGGTGGAGCGCGTAGCGCAGCCTGATGCACCCCGCATTGCCGGAGCATCGCAGTGCCGGTTCTGTCCTGCCAAGGGCAAGTGCCCGGCCCTGCAAGACGAAGTGCGCAGCATCATCGTCGGTGATGAGTGCGGCTTCGAAGACCTGGACGCTGCAACCGTAGGATCGATCGTGCTGCATGACAATGAGTGGTTCGCGACCGTCATCAACAAACTGGATCTGATCCGGAGCTGGTGCGACGCGGTCGAAACGATGGCCGAGACCCGCATGAAGGAGGGGCACGAGATCCCCGGCTACAAGCTGGTCGCTGGCCGTGCCGGCAACAGGAAGTGGAAGAACGAAGCAGAAGTCGAGGCACTGCTCAAGAAGTGGCGCCTGTCCAAGGAGGAGATCTACGCCTTCAAGGTCATCAGCCCGACGACTGCTCAGAAGAATTTCGCAGCAACGCCCAAGCGCTGGCTGGCCTTGGAACAGCACATCGAGCGATCGGAGGGCAAGCCCGAGATCGCCCCTGTAACCGATAAGCGCCCGTCGATTCTGCCGGGTGCCGATTCGGATTTCGACGACCTTGTTTAACCCTCAAACCCGAAAGGAAAGACCATGCAAGTGATGCTCAAGAATGTCCGTCTCGCGTTCCCCAACCTGTTCGAAGCCCGCGGCGTCGGCGATTCGGATCCCCGGTACTCGGCGACTCTGATCTTCGCCGTCGACAGTCCCGCGCATAAGCAGATGGTCGAGGCCATCGAGAAGGTCGCCAAGGACAAGTGGGGTGCGAAAGCGGAAGTGTCCATGAAGGCAGTCCGCGCCAAGAACAAGGTCTGTCTGCACGACGGCGCTGAGAAGGCCCGCTACGACGGATTCGACGGCATGATGTACGTCAGCGCGTCGAACAAGGACCGCCCGACCGTAATCGACCGCCAGCGCGCCCCGCTGCAGCCCGGCGACGGTCTGCCCTACGCTGGGTGCGTCGTCAACGCTCAGATCGATGTCTGGGCGCAGGAGAACCAGTACGGCCTGGGCATCAACGCACTGCTGATGGGCATCCAGTTCGTCAAGGACGGCGACCGGTTCGGTGGCGGGGGTGTGGCATCGGCTGACGCCTTCGACATCCTGGAAGACGACGAAGACGCGAGCGATCTGGTCTGAGCGTGAGCGTGCCGACGATGAAGAACCTGTGGCTCGACACCGAGACGTTCGGACACCGAGATATTCGCGTCGGCACGCACGCCTACACCGAGGCGTGCGAGGTCATGCTGGTGGCGTGGGCAGTCGATGAAGAGCCGGTGTCGGTGTGGGACAGAACAACGTCCGACCCGATGCCGGATCGGCTGGCCGCGGCCCTCGCAGACCCCGAGGTGCGCGTCTGGGCGCACAACTACCAGTTCGACCGTTTCGCGATGAAGCACGGTGCTGGCGTCGATATCCCCATCGAACGCTGGCGCTGCACGATGGCCTTGGCGTTGTCCCATAGCCTGCCAGGCGCGCTCGGCAAGCTGGGCACGCTGTTCGGCCTGTCTGGCGAAGACGCGAAGATGGACGACGGTCGCAGGCTGGTGCTGAAGTTCTGCAAATTCCAGGGCAAGAAACAGAAGATCCGCCGCCGCACCCGCGACACCGACCCGGAGGATTGGCAGCGGTTCATGGAGTACGCCGCGCGTGACGTCGAGGCGATGCGCAAGTTGACCAAGCGGATGCCCCGGTGCAACTGGACGGCGCAAGAGGTCGAACTCTTCCACCTCGACGGTCGCATCAATGAGCGTGGTGTAGCGGTCGACGCCGAGTTCGCCATCGCAGCCGCCAAGGCATGCGACCTTGAGCAGCGCCGCCTGGCGAAGGACGCTGCGGACATGTCCTATGGGCATCTTGAAGCGACGACCCAGCGCGATGCGCTGCTGCGATATCTGCGCGACAGGTTCGGCATCGTGCTGGCTGATCTGCGCGGCTCCACCGTCGAGAACCTGCTCGACAGCGCCGACCTCGACTGGGGCGCGGCCGAGTTGCTTCGCAACCGGCTGCAGGCGTCCACGGTGTCGGTGCGCAAGTACACATCCATCGCCAAGGCGATGTCGGCCGACCACAGGCTGCGCGGCGGCACGCAGTTCCGGGGCGCGGCGCGCACCGGGCGGCTGGCCGGTCGGGTGTTCCAGCCCCACAACCTGCCCCGCCCTCCCAAGCACATCAAGCAGCCGGCCATCCTGGAGGCCATCGACGCCTTCAAGGCGGGCTGCATTGATCTGCTGGTGCCCAACGTCATGGAGATGGCGTCGGCAGCCTTGCGCGGTCTCCTGGTGGCGCCTGAAGGCCGCAAGCTGGTCGTGTGCGATCTGTCCAACATCGAAGGGCGCGTCGTGGCCTGGCTGGCCGGTGAAGAGTGGAAACTCGACGCCTTCCGGGAACGCGACGCCAAGACCGGCCCGGATCTGTATAAGCTGGCCTACGCCAAGGCGTTCAACCGCGACGTCGCCACGATCACCGACGACGAAAGGCAGATCGGCAAGGTCATGGAGCTTGCCCTCGGCTTTCAGGGTGCGTCTGGCGCATTCACGACGATGGCCGCGGGCTACGGCGTCCGATTGCCTGAGCCGCAGGTGCTGGAGATCGTTCGCGGCTGGCGCGACGCCCACCCGAACATCCGCGACCTCTGGTACGACATGGACGCGGCGCTCAAGGCCGCGACCGATAACCCGAAAGCGGTGATCCCCGTCGGTCCTCGGCTGGTCGTCGACTCGATGAAGCTGGGCAGCAACTACTGGCTGCGGATCCGTCTGCCCAGCGGTCGATACCTGTGCTACCCGAACCCGCAGGTCGATCCGATCAGCGGCAAGTGGTCGTACATGGGCGTGAACCAGTTCACACGGAAGTGGGAGCGCATCAAGTCCTACGGCGGCAAGGCCATCGAGAATGCAACGCAAGCCTGCGCCGCCGATATCCTGATGCACGGGATGCTGCTGGCCGAGAAGAACGGCTACCCGCCCGTGATGTCGGTGCATGACGAAATCATCTCCGAGACCCCGAACACCGAAGAATTCAACGTACATGAGTTGGCTGCGCTTATGACACGCAACCCAGCGTGGGCAGATGGATTGCCGCTTGCAGCAGAAGGGTACGAAGCGACCCGCTACCGAAAATAACCCACCAGCCAGAAGGAACTGCTATGACCCCCCGCATAGAAGTGAACTACATCGAGCCCCCGACCCTTGAAGAGATTCGTGCAAGGAACGAAGAGAAACTGCGCGCCGCGAAAGAGCACCTCGGGCGGCGGTGGATCCTGCATCCGGGTAACCGCATTGAGAAGAAACGCACGACGGAAGACAGCTATGCCACGCGCTTTGCTAGCTACGCCCGGCAAGCGTCGTAAGGCGCCCATGTACGCCGCCTTCCTGTTCGGCAAGATCCGCTGGGATCTCGGTCTGTATCTGACCAAGAAGGACGCCCTTGAGCAGGCGCGCATCGCCGGTCTGATGATCGACCGGCGTGACCTGCGCGGTGGCACCGAAGTGTCGACCCGCCGTGTGTGGATCTCGACCGAATGAGGGAGAGCGTCGTTGAAGCGTACCTGCGCAAGCGGGTGCGGGAGGCGGGTGGCGAGGCGTGGAAGTTCACCAGCCCCGGCACCCGCGGCGTGCCAGACCGGATCGTGCTGCTACCAGGCGGTCGGGTGTGGTTCGTGGAGCTGAAGCGGCCTGGCGCGGTCCCCGCGCCGCACCAGGCTCGACTGCACGAGAAGATGCGCCGCCTCGGGATGTGCGTGCTGGTGTTGGACTCAATCGAAAGCATTGACGGACTGTTTGCGAGATGAACCTGCGACCGTATCAAGAGAGAATGATCGAGTTCATCGCGGACAACCCCCGCGGTGCGCTGTTCGCCGGCATGGGACTGGGCAAGACCGTGTCGGTGCTGACCGCGCTGGACCGGCTGTCGCTGGTCGACGATGTCTTCCCGGTGCTGGTGCTGGCCCCTTATCGGGTCGCGCAAAGCACCTGGCCCGATGAGGTCGCCAAGTGGCCGCACCTGAGGCACCTGAAGATCGCGGCGATGGTCGGCACTCCGAAAGAGCGCCTGGCGGCCCTCCACAGTGGCTCGCAGATCCTCACCCTGAACTACGAGAACATCGGCTGGCTGGTGGAGCAACTCGGTCCGCGCTGGCCCTTCAAGACCGTGGTCGCCGATGAATCGACCAAGCTGAAATCCTTTCGCCTCAGGCAGGGCGGCAAACGCGCCGGGATGCTCGGGGCCAAAGCGTACCGGTCCGCCAGGTGGATCAACCTGACCGGCACCCCCGCGCCCAATGGTCTGATCGATCTCTGGGGTCAGACATGGTTCCTTGACCGGGAGGTGCTGGGCGCGACCTACACCGCGTTCACCGACCGTTGGTTCAAGCAGGGCTATGACGGATACAGCCTGCTGCCGCTGCCTCACGCGCAGGCTGAGATCGAGGCGCGTATCGCCCCGATATGCACCTCGCTTCAGGCGGCGGACTATCTGGCTCTGCCACCGCTGATCGAGAACGTGATCCGCGTGCAGATGCCTGCGGCGGCGCGCAACGCCTACGACGAGATGGAGCGTGAGATGTTCACGACGCTGGCCTCGGGCGAGGAGATCGAAGCGTCGATGGCGGCTGCGAAGACGATGAAGTGCCTCCAAATTGCGAACGGCGCAGCGTACATTGGCGACTCCAATGAGGCCTGGGAGGTCGTCCACGATGCGAAGCTCGACGCGCTTGAGGAAATCGTTGAAGAAGCAGCAGGAGCGCCGGTCCTGGTGGCATATCACTTCCGAAGCGACCTTGAGCGCCTCAAGGGGCGATTCGGAAAGCGCCTGCGACACCTCGACAAGTCTGCCGGCACCATCCGAGACTGGAACGATGGAAAGATCCCCATCCTCGCCGCCCACCCCGCCAGTGCCGGACACGGTCTGAACCTTCAGCACGGCGGCAACATCCTCGCGATGTTCGGCCACTGGTGGAACCTCGAGGAATATCAGCAGATCGTTGAGCGGATCGGACCGACCCGCCAGGCGCAGGCTGGTCTGAACCGACCCGTGTTCGTGCATCACATCGTGAGCGCCGGCACGGTCGATGAACTGGTGCTGCAACGCCGCGAAACGAAAGCAACCGTTCAAGAGCTGCTCATGCAGCGCATGAAAGAGAAAAAGCATGTCTGACAACGACCAAGACGATTTCGATTCTCAACCCCAACCCGGTTGCCCGGACGCGGGCATGATCATGCTGGCCTGGATGGCTATCGTGCTGCTCGCGTTCACGGTCGGGTGCATCGTAGGAGCAGCAATCTCGTGAACACCGAAGATGAAGTCTCGCAGTACCTGTTGCGCACATACGGTCCGCGACTCACGACCGCCGATCTGGCGGCCGTGCTGAAGCTGGCACAGACCACGATCTGGAACACGGCGGCCTCCGGCCACATCAAGGTGCCGACGTATGTGGACAACGGGAAACGGTACGCCGACTACAGGGATGTCGCCGCGTATCTCAACCAACAGCGGGGCAGCGCCAGCAAAGACTGACGCACCCCGCACAGGAGAATCCGATGAACTACGAATACGAACAGGCTTTCTGGTGGGTCGGTGCCGCGCTGCTCGCGCTCACGACGACGCACGCAATCTTGCTGATCTGGGTCTGCACGTTGCGCAATCGGCTGAAAGCTTTGCGCCAGGACTTCTACATCTTTCGAGACGCCGTGGGCCAGCAGTTCAAGGCCGATGCGATTCGCCAGGCGCGGGCCGCGAACGATGAGAGAGCGGGGCATGTATGAGCGAGGAGATCAGCAAGGCCGCCCGCAGCGCGGTTCTGGATCTGATCGAAGCCAAGCGCACCGGCATGTACCCGTGGCGGGTAGAGCGGGCCACCCAGACGCTGATGGAGGTGCTGGCGGGCGAGAAGTCGACGACCAGGGAGACCCGGCTGATCAACTACGCGCCGGCGGTCATCTCTTCGATCACGATGCGTGCTCTGAAGCACGGCAACACGCAGGCAAGCATGCTGACGATGCCGACCATCGTCAGGCTGTCGTTGGATTGGTTGGACAAACGGGAGGTGAAATGAAGAGCGTTTTCGAGCAGCAGCGGGAGTTCATGCAGGCGTGCGGCCAGACTACCTGGACGCCCAACGACAAGCAGATCCTGATGTACGAATCGTTGATCGAGGAAGAGCACGCCGAGTGGCTGGACGCGTATGGCGGCAAGGTCGATGACCTGGACGCAGTGATCGATCAGATCGTGGTGCTGATCGGCTACGGCCTGTCGCATGGGTGGGACATGGAAGGCGCGTGGGCCGAGGTGATGCGCTCCAACATGGCGAAGATCGATCCGGACACCGGGATGGTGCGGCGACGCGCAGACGGCAAGATTTTGAAACCAGGCAATTGGGTCGCGCCCGACCTGAAACCTTTCATGGAGCCTTCAAAGCGATGAGCGTGTTGCGCGATGCGGCTGAGAAAGCCGTTAACTTCCTGTCCAAAGAGGGGTTTCTGTTCAACGAAGAAACCCGCTACCTCCATGCCGCCCTCGAGTACGAACGAGTGCCTCTGAGTGTCGAAGCGATATGGCAACTGATCGAAGAGGATCCGCACTTCAACATGACGGCGGGCGCGCTCTCAATTTTGCTAAGTGAAATTCCTGACCGCGAGGTCGCGACCGAGATGTTTAAGCTGCACATCATCGGCATCATCCGTCTGATCGAGCGCGCCCACGGGATTGAATGATGAAACTGGTTCCTTCTGAAGTGACCCTGCTGCGCGTCGATGGATTCGATGTCGATGTCGCGAACGCAGCCCGTGTGAGCTTTGCCAAGGAGACGAAGGTCTTCACACCGGCCGAGGACAAGCTGCTCGGCTACCTGGCCCGCCACGACCACTGGACACCCTTCGCGCATGTCGGTGCGCAGTTGCGGATCAAGGCTCCGATCTTCGTGGCGCGCCAGTTGGATAAGCATCAGGTGGGGTTGGTAAAAAACGAGGTGAGCCGGCGGTACGTCGATTCGGAACCCGAGTTCTGGTTGCCCCCAGTGTGGCGCGGGCGGCCAGCCAACGCCAAGCAGGGATCGACCGGTGTCGTCGATCACCAGGCGGCGTGGAAGGGCCTGAGCGAGCAACTGGTTCGCCGCGCGCTCGATCTGTACCAGCACATGATCGATGAAGGCGTGGCGCCTGAGCAGGCCCGGATGGTGCTGCCGCAATGCGCGATGACGGAGTGGATCTGGACCGGGTCGCTGATGGCGTGGGCGCGGGTGTGCAAATTGCGGATTGATGCTCACGCCCAGGAAGAGACCGCAGAGGTCGCCCGGCGAATCAACGACCTGATGAAGCATGCGTTCCCGGCGTCGTGGGAAAAGTTGATGGCGCCGGCCGCCACGCCCAAAGCGTTGAGCGAAGAGCAGATCGCAGAACTGGCGAAGACTCACGGCCTGACCGGGGGCGCTGTTGCGGCCTTCGCAGCGGCCCTGCAAAAGAGCGTTCTGGGGGCTGCATGACGCGCGAGAACGTGAACATGGCGGCCACGTCGGGGCAAGTCTACTGGCGGGATCCGCAAGCGGAGCCGCCACCGCGCGGCACCAAGATCATGGCCCTCACCAGCGGCAACGTCGCCGTGTTCGGTGAGTGGCGAGATGACAGCAATTTAGTCGCCTGGACACCGCTTCCCAAGAAGCGGATCGGCACACCACAAGGAGAGATTCAGATGAGCGCACGGGATCGACAGGAAGGCGGCGACCACTACAAGACGATGGGCACGCAGCCGTGGGATGTCATCGACACCTGGCCGCTGGAGCAGCGCATCGGATTTTACCGCGGCAACGCCTTGAAGTACGTCATGCGCATGGGCACCAAGGACGAAGCGCCGACCGAGATCGCCAAGGCGATCCACTACCTTGAGAAGCTGATGGAGGCGCTCAAGGAAAGCGCCGCAGCAGCACCGCCTGCGCCCTCGACACAAGAGGACTGGAAGTGACGCGCGCCCGGTCGACGGTCGATGCCATCCGGGCCGACATCATCGATGCGATGCTGAAGTTCAGACCGCACTGCATCGACATCGATGAGCAAGCCTGGGCGCAGGTCGAAACCTATGTCGCGATCACGCTGCGCATCCTGGCGAAGACCAACCCGTCGAAGATTGTGGACGCCGCGCGCACTGAGGAGATCAGTGCGCGTCTGGCCGGGCGTCCTTGTCTTGACGCTTGATCCTGCGACGGCGAAATGACTGCTCCTGCACTTTGGCGAGGTCGATGGATCGCCGTCCTTTGTCTTCTTTCGGTTTCGGGATGTTGGTCGCGAACAGAAGCACCGCTTTCTGAGCGGACGACCGCCTCTCGACACCCGCAAGAGCGCGCTGCTCAAGCAGCCTCGACAGCATCAGCATCCTCCCGGCCATTTCGGCTGCGAGCGCAAGATCGCCGCCCGTGCAGGCCGCCAGGCATTCAGGTGCAACGGCCAGAATTCGGCGCGCGTAGTCCGACGCAGCGTATTGACTGCCGGCGTAATCCGCATCGATTGTTTCCGATGCGCGCACCGTAGTTCGTCGTTGGATGTCGGCGAACTCATTGATCGCGTCGATGACGCGGGGCAGGTTGCTGTTCACTGTCATGGCGTTCACATATCGTCAGGAAGAAGGGAGGTTCAACTGCGGATGATCTTGCGTGCGGCCTTCTGCGCCGCGGGCGCACCGGCCTTGGCTGCGCGCTTGCGGCGCGGAAAGAGCGCGTATGAAGGGGTCATCGGGAACACCTTGGGCGCCCCCGCCAGCGCGGCCAGGTTGGCTGGTGGGCAGGTGTTCTGCAAGAAGTAGAACCACTCCCCGTGCGCGGCCAAGGCCATGCACAACCCCGCAGCCAAGTGGGTCGAGGAGTTTCGATCCTGGCGATGAACGTAGCGCATGCATTCATTGCGCCGCGTGCATTGCGTTCTGTTGAATTCGCCCGTGCAGCGGGTGACCGTCGGTGCAACAGCATCTGTCATCGGTAGGACTCCATCCACGCGATCACCAGCATCATCCCGGTGATCAACCCCAGAAAGTACGCTTTGACCACGCTGCGCCGGCCGCGCATGTAGCCCATCTCTTCGTAGAACCGATGCGCTTCTTGCGGCGTCGGTTCACGCTTCATCGCGCAAGAACCTTGGGCTTGAGGGCATCGATCAGCACTCCGGTGGAGGTGCCCTGCTCGGTCACCTTCACCTCAGTCACGGCCTGCCCGGATTCCGCGTCAGTGACCGTCACCCGGACAAAGCAGATCGCCGCGCAATTGGGTTGCCAGAAACCTGACAGGAGCGCCTTGGGCGGCTCCGACGCCGGGAAGGTGGCGTGGGAGCAGCCTGCGGTCAGCATTGCACAGGCGATTATGATTTTCTTGATCACGGTCGGTCCCATTGGGCTCTCAGGTGGAGATGAAGACGATCGGCTGCGATGAGACTGCGACCGGGGCGGCGACGGCAACCTCAAGCGCGACTGCATCGACACGCGCGGGCGGCAGGTTGGCGGTGGCGACCTCGACAGCAGCCTGGTCGACGACTGCGCGAGGAGTCGTGACGGAGGCGACCTCAGCGGCAGCCTGGTCGACCACTGCCTTTGGCGTGGTGACGGAGGCGAACTCGATGGCAGCCTGGTCGACGATCGCCTTCGTCGGCGGGATGACCGGCAGGTACGCGAATTCGACCGCGACCTGGGACACGACCGCGGCCGGGTTGGAGATGACAGTCGAGATGACCTCGACTGCAATTTGGGATACGCGGATCGCCATGAGTCCCTCAGATCACAACCGGTGGCAGCACTTCGATGGCTGGCCCGGTGAGCTTGAACGTGCAGGTGGAACCGACGACCCCGTCGACGGCGGCATTCCAGGTGCGCTGAGAGACCATTGCCACGCACCGCCACTTTGACCCGTCGCGGAAGGTCACCAACAGCAGACGCCGCTTGCGGTCCTTGGCGGCCACTGCGACCGCGTCGTGCGCAGTGTTGCCGATCTTCCAGAACCCTTCGACGGTGAGCGTGCCGTGATCGGTCTTGCCGATCCTGTACTCGCTGGCGACGCTGCACATCGTCGAGGTGCGGATCTCTGCACTCATTCCGCCGGTCACCGTGATGGACTTGGTCGTGCAGTCCATCAGCACCATCGGGGGGAACGGGGCCATGACGTCGGTGCATTCGTCGATCGACATCTGGACGCTCGTGCCTTGAGCGAGCAGTGGATCAGGGCCGACAGGCGTGGGAGGCGGAGGGGGCTCCTGCCCCATGTTGAGAGCGATCTCCACCGCAGCCTGGTCGACGATCGCATACGTCGGCGCAGGACGCACGCTTGCGATCTCGGCTGCCACCTGCGAAACCGACGCGGCGGGGTTCGAGACGACAGTCGAGAGAACCTCGACAGCAAGCTGGGAGACGCGGATCGCCATTGCAGGTCAGACGTGCTCGACGCCGAACGCGGTGGCGTTGTACTCGGCTTTGGTCCACTTGAGGCCCGTCTCCGGGTTGGTCTCCATCATCAGCGTGCTGACCGGCGTCGAGTAGTTGGATGTCGTAGCAAGGGCCGGCCCCTTGTAGATCGTCGACACCGGCCGCACCAGCACCTTCATATCCCGTGCAGCGGCGTCATCTCGCATCGCGATTGCGGAGGTCTGGATCGTGTGGACGTTGATCGCGCGGGCCGTCGGATGGGCCTTCACAGTGAACAGTTCCTGCGCCGAACCGCCTGCTGAGATGTAGTCGGTGTTGGTGTTCACCTGCTGCTCATCCAACAGCGACCAGCGCACGGTGCCCGTCGAAGGCGTCCAGTTAGCCGTCAGGTCAGCGACCGGAAAGAGCGTATGCACCGAGCAGTCGCCCAAGCGCGCGTTGTTCACCGTGCCGGTCTTGTCCAGGCAGTACAGGTCATCGATCAGAACATCCAGCCCCGCGGGTGATGTAAGCCCGAGGTTCAACTTGTCGATGACGCCCGCGCCGCCATTTCGAGTATCAATGCCAGACAGGTTGACGCGCGGAGCCTCGTCGATCCAGACCTTCAGCACGCCAGCGGTGTCACTGACGGTGAGTTCGATCTCGACGTAGTGGTAGTCCACCGGGCTGCCGCC